GCAGCTTGAAGCTCGTGGATCTTCCTGCATCGAATATCATCGTCGCCGGCGTGGTCGTGAACCTGGTCTGCACCGTGGACGGCACCGTGATCACCGATCCCGAGGATATCGACTACGCGGTCGGGACCGCGGCTCTCGCCTCGACAGACTTCAGTAATGCCGGCGAGAAGAACCTCGTCGCGGAGAACGACGTGGCCGCTCTGGGCGTTATGCAGGCAGCCGTGAGCGATACCGAGGATTCGCTCTTCCTGGCAGCTGGCGCGAAGGCCGTTTACCTGAACATTCAGGCGACGATCGGCACCACGGCGACCCAGTCGTTCGCTGGCACGGTCGACCTGATTTACTTGGACCTCGGCTCTCAGTCCTAAAGGAGGACTCATGGTAAAGAAAAAGACGATCATGGAGTCATTCAGGATCGACGAGATCAGTGGAGTCGATCGACCTGCCCAGGAAGGAGCGAAAGCTCTCCTGATCAAGCGGGCAAAACCGGAAGATCTTGAAAAAGGATGGGGCTATTCAAATCCTTTTTTACTCAGTGAGGTGGATGGCCATACACATATCCTCGATGATGATGGAAGTAAAGGAGGTGAAACCTCCTGGAGTAAATCGGAAGGCGAGGAAGGTGGCCATACTCATCCATGGGTAAGGGATCTGGAAGGTCGTCTTGTTATAGGTATGTCCGAAGGTCATACTCATAACATGACGGAAAAAAGGTTCGAGCCAGAAGACGACGAATATTCGAAGCGGGACTTTTCCGCGGACGAACGTCGGAAGCTGGCCAAGGAAGGGAAAGCGCTGCCTGACGGCAGTTTTCCTATAGTTTCAGTCGCCGATTTGAGGAACGCCATAAAGGCCTTCGGTCGTGCGAAGAACAAGGGGCTCGTCGCGAAGCACATCAAGAGGCGAGCCAGGGCACTCGGCGCGGAAAGCGAGCTCCCGAAGGAGGGAGCCCTGGCGCTGAAATCACTCGACAATGGATTGCAAAAGGAGCAAGTACCAATGGCGAAAGAAAACGAGAAGACCGTCGAAGCGGTCGAGAAGCAGCTCCAGGAATCTCAGGACGCGCTGGCTATTGCCAAGGCCTTCGGCGAGCTCAATGACGCCGAGAAGTCTCTCTACGCGAAAATGAGTTCCGACGAGCAGGCGGCGTTCCTCAAGATGGACGCCAGCGGGCGGAAGAGTGCAGTCGAGAAGGCTGCCGGCGAGAACCCCGTGATCTACACTTCCCTGGACGGTGACGAGTTCAGGAAAAACGACGATCCTCGTCTCGTGAAGGCCGCGAAGCGTGCCGACGAGGCCGAGAAGATCGCCAAGGCCGAGCGCGAGAAGCGTGAGGACGCTGACCTGGCCAAGCGGGCCGAGGACGGCATGCAGAACCTCCCCGGCGACCTGGACGTGAAGAAAGCCGTCCTCAAGGCCGTCGACGGTATCGAAGACCAGAGCCTCCGAGAAGGAGCGCTGGCTCTTCTCAAGGCCGGCAACGAGAACCTGGCCGACGCCTTCAAGAAAATGGGCGAAAGCGGCGAGCCCGAGAGCTCCAGCCTCGAAGCCGAGTATGAGAAGCTCGCCGAGGAATACGCCAAGGAAAAGGACGTCGATCTCGTGACTGCGAAAGCTGACGTTCTGACCGAAAGCGCGAAGGGCCGCGACCTGGCGAAGCGCATGGAAGACGAGCGCCGGAGCAAGGGCCTGTAGGCTCACGCACTTTGAAAAGTGATTAACAAAGACAATAGAAACAAAGGAGTTTTATTATGTCTACCGTAAACCAGTTCCAGGCGATCTCTCTCGACGCTGCTGCCGACTACAGCACGACCGGGATCTATCGCTTCATGAACGTCGACAGTAACGGCCGGGCCGTCAAGGTCTCGTCCGCCGGCGGGCATGCGATCGGTATTCTCATGAACGACCCGGAGCAGTACCAGGCCGGGACCATTGCCTACGCCGGCGTGGCGAAGGTATACGTCGGAACCGGCGGAGTCACCGCTGGCAACGTGGTCCAGTCCGACGCTAACGGCGCGGCGATCGCGGCTTCCGATGAGGACTACTGCATCGGAATCGCTCTCGAAACGGCCGCGGCCGGAGCGCTTGCTTCGGTGCTTCTCGTGAGCAAAAACATCAGAAATGATGCAGCGTAAAGTAGGCGATCGAGTCTACAGAACAGAAAACACCTTTTAAAGGAGGTAAACTTCGATGGAAATTATGATTCGGAAAGCGCAACCGACCTCGTCCGACGTTCATGTCAACGGGCCGCTGACGAACATCTCGATCGCTTACATGCAGCGAGCCGAAAACTTCGTGGCGGACAGGGTCTTCCCGAATATCCCCGTCGACAAGCAGAGTGATCTCTACTTTACTTTCGACCGTGGATACTTCAACCGTTCCGAGATGAAAAAGCGGGCCCCGGCCACCGAGAGCGCCGGCGTCGGCTACGCCGTCTCGAACGACAACTACTTCGCCGAGGTGTATGCTCTGCACCACGACGTCCCTGATCAGCGTAGGGCGAACACTGACAGCCCTCTCCAGCCCGATCGCGAAGCGACCGAGCTGCTGAGTCACCAGGCTCTGATCCACCGCGAGAAGAGCTGGGCGGCTGCCTACTTCGCTGCTGGCGTCTGGACCAACGACCCGACCCCCTCGACCCTCTGGGACGCGGCCTCCGGCTCCGACCCTCTGGGCGATATCGAGACCGGGATCCAGACCGTGGGCGAGTCCACCGGCTACGAGCCGAACATGGGCGTCCAGGGCCGGGCCGTCTGGGGCGTGCTGAAAAACCATGCCGATATCGTCGACCGGATCAAGTACGGTCAGACCGCTCCCGGCGCGGCGAAGGTGAGCCTCCAGGCTCTCGCCCAGCTGGTGGAGATCGACCAGATCCTGGTCTCCAGGGCGATCGAGAACACGGCCGCGGAAGGCGCGACAAATGTACACGCCTATATCGCCGGCAAGCACTTCCTGCTCTGCTACTCCGAGCCGTCTCCCGGTATCATGAAGCCCTCGGGCGGCTACACCTTCAGCTGGAGTGGCTACTCCGGCGCAGGACCTGCCGGCCAGCGTATCTCCAGGGAGCGCGTGCCCCTGAAGAAGGCCGACCGGATCGAGATCGAGCAGGCCTACGTGCACAAGCTCGTTTCTGCTGACATGGGCTACCTGCTCGAAAGTGTGATCAGCTAACCCCCTTTTCAGGAGACGAGGACTATGGCATGGGAATTTCTTAAAAAGATTCCCTCGCCCTTGACAGTGAAAAAAAGTTTCCGGGAGCATGGGCGCTGGTTTGAAACCGGCGACCCGTGCGACTGGATGCAACTCGCTTTCGGGGTGAGAAAAGTCTACAAGCTGATTCACGACGGCTTTCTGGAAAATCCCTTCCCTGCTCCGAAGAGCAAGAGCAAAGCGAAGCGGAAGAAGCAGGCTGAGGAGTGAAATGGCAAGGGATCCACAAGTGCGAATTATCACGAGGTCACTCGAAGGATTCACCACGAGGCGAGTGAAAAAGATCGTTCTGGATGCGACCGCGAACCTGACCGAGGACACTCCGCGCGATCTGGGCTGGGCCCGAAACAACTGGATCCCGGAGATCGGGCCTGGTCCGGATGCACCTGCCGGCTCTCGTGAAGAGTCGGGAATCAGCGCTGCCCAGGCTGCTCAGCAGCAGGGAATCGCGGCGATCGCCGTTACCTACCGGCTGGGCCTGGGTATTATCACGATCACGAATAACGTGCCCTATATCGTTTATCTGAACGAGGGCAGCTCTCAGCAGGCTCCGGCCGGCTTTGTGCAGGCCGCGATCTTCCGAGCAGTACAGGGCGCGAACAAGCTCGGAGGCGGAAGTCTTCAATAATGGCCGAAACGATTGATGAGGCTCGCGAAGCAGTTTATCAGAAGGTCGTAGATAACTGGACATCGACTTCCTTCGTCTTTCAGAACGAAGACGATTCAGCTCTCTATGCTGGATCCAGTTCCTGGGTCCGTGTTTCCGTCGTGGAGACGGGGAGCGAGCAGGAGACGCTCGGACAGAAAACCGACCGGCGATATCGTCGCGAGAATCTTCTCACGATGCAGATCATGACGCCGGCTAACGCCGGCATGAATGAGGCCGGAACCTTATCCGAAGAAGCCCGAGATCTTTTTGAGGGCGAAGCATTTTCCGACCTTGATTTTATCGACGGAATTGATATAATCGACCTCGGAGTGGACAAGGAAAAAAAGTGGCAGCAGACGAACGTTAGAGGGACGTTTGCTTACGAAAAAAAGAAGTAGACAACAAGGAGGCGCTAAATGGGCGTAGTCAAAACTAACAGGCTTTCGCTGGCCTACGCGATCGAGCAGTCCCTGGGCGTGCTGCCCGGCTCTCCCACGTGGAAGCTGCTGGAGCCGAACGATATCACTACCTGGGGCGCGAATACCACTAAGGTCGCGCGAGACCCTATTTCTCCCGACCGGCAACGCCGGAAGGGCACTACCACGGACCTAGACTCGACCGTCGAGTTCGAGCACGACCTGACCCGCGAAGTCTTTCTCGATTTCATCGAGGGATTCTGCTTCGCGAGCGTGCGCTATCCGCTGAGCGGAGGCACTACGAGAGTCGGGATCGTCGCGTCGGGCTCCAGCTTTCAGGATCTGAGATCCGTGGATTCGACGAATTCTTTCGATCACGATACGATCACGACCGCCATGAGCGCCGGCCAGCTGATCTACGTCAGGGGCTTCACGGGCTCCGCCATGAACGGCCTCCACGAGGTCGACTCTGGCAGCTCCGCGACTTCCACGGTCGTCACCGTGGGCTCCGCGATCACGGACGAGACTCCCGGCGATACGGATAATGCGACCATGGTAATTGCTGGCTTCCGTGCCGCTACTTCGGATCTGGTCTGGACGAACGCGACGAAGACCCTGAGCTCGACGATCCTGGACTTCACCGACCTCGGGCTGAGCGTCGGCCAGGTCATTCATATCGGCGGGCTTACCACCGCGACCCAGTTCAGCGCTGGCGTGGCCTACGCGAGGATCTCTTCGATCGCTGCGAACGCCATGGTCTTCGACAAGGTGAGCGGAACCCTGGCCGGCGACGATCCCGGAACGGGCGATACCGTGGACCTGCTCTTCGGTGGATTCCTTCGGAACGTGACCGTCACGGACTCGGACTTCCTGGAAAGGTCTTTCCAGTTCGAGCTCGCCATGCCGAACCTCGGCTCCGGCGGAGCGACCCGCTGGCAGTACGCGATCGGAAACTACGGCAACCAGGTCACCTTCCAGCTCCCCCTCGCGGACAAGGCGATCGTGGAGTTCGGCTTCGTGGGCACCGATACCGAGAACCCGACCGATACCCAGGCGACCGGTGCGAGCACTCCGGTCGAGACCGTGCAGACCACGGCCTTCAATACCTCGGCCGATATCGCGCGGCTTCGCGTGCAGCAGGTCGACGAGACCGGTCTGACCACGTGCTTCAAGAACGTCAGCCTGACCCTGAACAACCAGGTCACTCCCGAGAAGTGCCTCGGCACTCTGGGCGCGACTGAGCTGAATACCGGGACATGGCTGGTCGACGTCGAGACTCAGATCCTCCTCACGAATGAGGACGTGATCTCCGCGATCAAAGACAACGAGACCGTGACGTTCGACTTCATTATCAAGAACGACGACGGAGCGATCGCCGTGGATATCCCGAGCATGACGCTCGGCGGCGGTGACCTAGAGCTCCCGAGGAACGAGAGCGTCAGGGCTAACATGACCGGCGAAGCATTCCGCGACGCGACCCTGGGCTATACGGCTGCCTTCAGCCTGATCCCGACCGTACCGTAATAAATCCTGGAGCCGTCGTGTGGCGGCTCCAGTATTCGAGGACTTTTTTACGAGGACAAAACAATGAGCGACAAACCGAATTTTTCCCACCTGGAAGCGCTGAAGGTCAA